GGCACAAGAACAGACCTTGCAGTCATTGCCGAACGTCTCCGTGGTGGAGATGCCCTCGAAGACGTTGCGCAGGATCACCCCGCGTCGTATATTATGTACACCCGTGGAATCCATTCATTTGCGCAATTCAACGTTTCTCGACGCTCCCACAAGTCAATTGTATATTGGTATTGGGGACCCACTGGAACCGGAAAGACGCGCGCTGCAGCAGAAGAGAGCCCAGATGCGTACTGGAAGTCAAGCGCACACCAGTGGTGGGACGGATATGACGGACGTGCCGATATTATAATTGATGATTATCGGTGTTCGTTTTGTGCGTTTAACGAGTTGTTGCGCTTGCTTGATCGGTACCCGTACCAGGCGCAGGTTAAGGGCGGGACAGTTCAAATATCTGCTAAGCGCATTTTTATAACGGCTCCTAGATCGCCTGGCGATATGTGGGTATCTCGTACTGAAGAAGATTTAGCACAATTGACTCGTAGAATTGAGCATGTTAAACATTTTGCCCCGGTTGGTAATGAAAATAACCCCCAACCGGTTTTAATTGATCCTGGTATGTAAATTTTCAAGACCAAAGATAAAAAATCATTATTTATTAATGTCGCCTTCTGTTGAGTATTATCAAAATCTTGAAGATCTTGAACGGAGGTTGTCATCTGGCCGAATTTCTCACGCGCAAGCTAAAAGAGAATTGAGACAGTTGAACGAAGGTTACGCAGTAGAAGGCGTTAACTTAAAACCGTTAAGTCACTTAGATAATTTTAAACCCGCAATGCCTGCTATGAAGCGTCAAAGAACTGCGGATGGCGCAAAAGGTCGTAGTACTGCTGCCCAAAGGGGCCAGTGGGCCCAAATGAAATTTAGTAAGGTGAAACCTTGGGCTAATTGGGGCGCCATGCGTGTACAGCGAGGAACTCCTGAGAATTTGGGCAGGTTTGGTCCAACTTGGAAGGACGCGAATGAGGAGCAAAGAGCTGCACGTGCAGCTCATGGGTATACAGGACGTGGAATGTATACTGGAAGAGGTATGTATTTTGCTCCTGCTGCTGCTTATGCGGCTACGAAAGCAATTGATTACGCTGTCGCTAACCCTAGAGCTACTCGCAAATTTTTTGGTAAAATAGGTCGTAAATTAAGTGGTCGTGGTGAATATACCATGAGCAATGAACTGATGTCGTCATCGACCAGTTCCCCTCCAATGTTTTCTAGCGCAGGGGATGAGGCAGGTGCTTTAACTGTTAGTCATCGTGAATACGTTGGCGATATTTTTGCACCACCTACAGCTACTGTTAGCGAATTTACTGTGCAGGGTTTTCCATTAAATCCTGGTCTGGAACAGACCTTCCCATGGTTGTCTCAGATTGCACAGAACTATGAGGAATATGAGATGAAACAGTGCGTTTTCGAGTTCGTATCGACCGTTCAGGATATTAATTCTTCCAATGGTCAGGTGGGAACCATTATATCTGCAACTCAGTATAATGCATCTAAACCCGACTTTTCAGACAAGCCCGCTATGGCGGCATATGCCCACAGTGTCTCTGGAAAGAGTACTGACAATCAAACTCACGGAGTTGAGTGCGATCCCTCGAAATTGAGTGGAAGCGAAGGTAAATATGTGAGAGCTAATCCAGTTATGACTGGTGAAGACTTGAAAACATATGACCATGGACGCTTTCAGATTGCTACTCATAATATTCCTTCTGCTATGGCTAGTGGAACCCTAGGTGAGTTGTATGTTAACTACACTGTGTGCTTGCGGAAGCCGAAGTTTTTCGTAGGAAGAGGTTTAGGCCTTACTAGGTATTCTGAAGTTTGGGATAAAACTAGTAGTGGTCATACCACAACTGGAGCCTTACCATTTGGTGCTGACGGCGAGAACTACTCGGGTAAGCAAAATAATATTGCTATTAAGACCGAGAAGTCTACTAACACGTTGAAGCTTACGTTCCCTGCTTATTATGGTGGAAATTTGGAGATTAAACTGTCGGTAGAACAGGATGGATCTGTATCGGGAGGCATTGGCAGCGTTGTCGCAGGTACTGCTTTTGGTGGCAATGTGTCTGGTATTAGTGATTTGTATGCGAGTGGTGGCGCTACTACAGATTCTCCTAGTTTCTTTGGCGCAGCTGACGACGAGTATAGAGCTCGTGGTATAATTCACGTCAAAGTAAGTCCATCTACGAATGCTGTCGATAACACACTTACAGTTACCACTGCTGTAGGCAGTAGTATTGATATTGAGCAATCTATGATTGATGTTACTGAATACAATACGTTTGGAGCAGATTCGTTGGATCTTGTTGACGCTGCTGGAACAGCAGTTGTTATCACTTAATTTAATAATATGGGATCCCCAATAAGAACTCTCATATTTTAATATGTTGTTAATTAAATTAAAGTTTACAGGTAACCGATTTGTCTCCACTTGTTGTTCTGAGGATGTGGAGATGCATGCTGTTGACCCAAAGGATATGGCATTAGATGTAGAAACAGAGGAGGCCTCTCGTGATGATGAGGTCGATATGGGTACACCACGTAGTGGTCCATTAGAAAACCCGTAGTAGTATGCGGCCGACAGGCCGCATGGGAGGATAAACCTAATATACCGGATTTTGGACTTAGGCGCCGAAGGCGCTTAGGGACAATTCGTGGTTAGGGTTAGGGTTAGGGTTATTAGGGTTAGGGTTTTGCCGAAGGCGGGGTTAGCGTTAGGGTTTTGCCGCGTAGCGGCATTATGTTCGTTTATTATTATTATGTATAGTTTACTTCGTAAATAAGTAATAACAAATCAATGTATTTAGTGTTTCGTAGTATAACGAAGACGCATTGTAGGAAATTATTAATTTCTAACATGTCATCTAAAGTTATACGGGGTGATGTGTCTTGATCGATCATTAGTTTTAATTCAACTATGAGTCGTACTGTGCTGATGACTTTCCAACGTTTATTGAACACAGGAAATGGCCAGATACTACCCAGATGATTTATTTCCGTTTCTAACGGAGCATTGGTCAGTATACGACATAATTGTTCTAGTTTACCTATGTTGTATACTTCTGGGTTATCTGTTCTAGTATCCATTAAAGTGTCGGGATCACCTATAACTACGTTTAACGTCCATAGTAGGTCGTATGCTGCGTTAACTTTAGTGTGTTTGTCATGCGTACTTGAATTTGCATAAGCATTGAGAGCATTGGGTTCTATGCTGTCTATTACTTCATGTACCCAGTTTTCAGCAGCCGTTACACGCTCCATGTAAACTGGGTCTTCTTCATTAAATTCTTCTAAAAGATTCATTTTAATACAAGGTTGCTAGTCTAGTATTACCTAGCAACCTTGTGCACTTGATCAATTTTAATTGTGAAAGTCACAAATAATGATTAATTTCTATATTTTTATCTTTGCCGAAATTAGATCCTTGTTGCGCAAGCAGAAGTGCCCAAGAGTCGCTCTTGGGGTCGAAATCCGACAGGATAAGTTCCCCAAGAGTCGCTCCGGTATATTCGAGCGACCGCTGGGGACTTCTGCTTGCGCAACAAGGTCATGATTTCGCAAACTGCTCGGAGATCGCGAAGCGTCCAAGTGCAGTCATAATTTATGTCGACTCGACACCGTGCCTGGTGTTTTACGTTGAATAACTATGAGTCGACAGATCTTGAGAGATATAACGAACTTGTTGAGCGAGGATTCGCAAAGTACGTATGCTACCAACCTGAACGGTCCCCCACAACTGGAACGCGACACCTCCAGGGATATGTCGTGTTCCAGAACGGACGGACCTTTCGGGGAGTTGGAGGAATACTCGGAACCTCCGCTCACATTGAAGTTGCCCGCGGAAGCACTAGTCAAAATGTCGAGTATTGCTCAAAAGAGGAAAGTCGAGACACTGACGCAGGATTTGGATTTGTTGAATTCGGCGATAGAGAAGAAGTGCGAGGAACTGGATCGGGCTCAGGCACAAGAACAGACCTTGCAGTCATTGCCGAACGTCTCCGTGGTGGAGATGCCCTCGAAGACGTTGCGCAGGATCACCCCGCGTCGTATATTATGTACACCCGTGGAATCCATTCATTTGCG